ACAGTCGCTTCTCCAGCATCATGTATTCGCCCAGACCGTCCATCTCTGGATAGCGGGCGACGATGCTCTCTACGGTCTCTTCGTCGATCTGGGGCTTGTTGCCCTCGGTGAACTTCGTCGGCTTCCAACCCCTGTTGATGAGCACGCGCGCGATGTGGTCGCGGCTCTTGGGGTTGAACTCGACGAGCTTCAGCTTGGTGCAGGGATAGCCCTTGAAGTGCTTCTTGACGCGCATCTTGATGCTGCCGTCACGCTTGCGCTTGTTGCTGGGATCAATCTCCTCCGTCGTCCATTCATCGCCCCAGTAGCCGTTGCCGGCCTTCTTGGGCACGAATAGCGACTTGGTCGGATCAGGGCTGATGGGCTGATACCAGAAGCCGTAGGTCTCCTTGAGCCTCTCCTCCAGCACAGTCTTCTTCTCGACGAGGTCAGCCTGAAGCTGCCCAGCAGCCCTTTCGTCAAAAGGGACGCCGGCCTCCTCAATGGCCGTGCAGACCTCGGCGATGCGGTGCTCAAGCTCCAGCGGAGCCTGTGGGTACTCCTCGGACCTCAGGTGCTTCCAGAGACGCAGGTTGGTGCGGCCGTCCTGAAGCATGTAGTCGAACATGTCTTCGTTGAACTCACCCCACACGTAGTCCGCAATCTCCCGCGGATCCACGATGCCCTTGGCTCGCGCCTCGGCTTCCCGTGCTTCCGCGTAGTCGCCCTTCTGCTCGCCCAGGCGCATGCCCCAGGCCTTCATCGAGTGCTTGCCCCGGAGCTTCTCAGGGAGCTTCCCACTTTCGATCAGCGCGGTGTCCGTCATCTTGATGTTGGGGAACATCGTGCGAGCAATGACGAAGGTGTCGCTGATCTTCGCACCAGGGAGAGCCCCGTGGAGCTTGGTGATCAGCTTCTCGTCATGCTTCTGGATGTTGTGGCCGATGCGCTCCTCGGCCTCGGAGAGAGCCTGGATGGCATCTTTTACCTGCTTAGGGCGAAACCCGAGGACCTCTTCGGTCTTCAGGTCAATCAGAACGACACAGTGGATCTTGGTCGCATTCGCAACGAAACCGTTGCTCTCTGTGTCGTATAGAAGTCTTGATATTGGATTTATGCTCCTGTTTTGCCCGACGTGTCAAATGCCTTTCTGAAAATCGAAAGGCCCTCATTCGGGTGTACGCAGTTTCGGAGGATCTGCACGGGGCAGTGGTTTGTCCCGTAGTAGATGTTCTCTGGGTAGTGGATGCCGAGCCAATCCATCATCACTTGCTTTCCGGCGAGGTTGTCGAACTTGGCGATGTTCCCTGGCGGGGACGGTTCGCAGTAGTCACCCACGTCGAAGTTGGCCCAATAGGCGTGCCGCCCGAGGATCTTTGGAGGGATCAGGGGCGCGTAGAACGGCTTTACGTTCTCGACCACCCACTTCCCTCTGAAGAAGTGCTGGAGATAGATAATCTCCTGATACAGGCTCATGTCAGGGTAGCGCCGGAGGTGCTTGTGCTTCGTGGCCTTGGCCATCCGTGAGTGCGTCTGGCACGGAGGGCTCGACCATATGAAGTCGAACTTGTACCCGTGATCCAGCAGATACTGGTGCGCGTCCTCCACCACGACGGTGTCAGCCGGGTTGAGGCGCCCGTAGACAGAGGCAATCCTCGGGTCCAACTCCACCGCAGTTACGTTGACGTTCTCCCATAGTTTGCGATTTCCGCCTAAGCCTGCGTACAAGTTCAGTACGTTCAGAATTTCTCGTCTCCAGCATTTCCGTGTGGGTCAAATTCCATCTCGACTTCGCTCGCGACCTCATACCGGCCCTTGGCTACGTTCCACTTCAGAAGGTCTGCCTCGCCCGTCTCTCCGGTGATGCGGCACTTGAGGGACCGCAGTCTCGCGAAGAGCTTCTTGCCCTCGTCCTGCTGGTCACGCTCGACCGCGAGCACGTTGAACGACAGTTGCTCGATGGATGCCGAGCCGCGCATGTCGTTGAGGCTGATCTGGCCACCCTCGTTGAAGTTCTTGCCGTTGCTGCGCTTGAGATGGACGATGGCGTACACACTCACGCCGGTCTCCTTCACGAAGGACGCCAGCTTGGTCATGAGGATGTCGATGTCCTTGCGCTCGCCCTCGCTGCCGCTCTCCAAGCCTGATGTCACGATGCTGATGTGGTCCAATACAATTCTCCTGCATCCGCTGGCGGCCATGTAGCGCATCATGGTCATCAGCCGGTCGCTCTCCAGCGAACCGAAGTGGTCGTAGAACATCATGCCGTCCCAGATCACTGCGGCGAGCGCAGCGTCCCAGGCTTCGTCAGAGACGCTCTCAGGGTCTTGGAGTATCTGCTTGAGCGGCACGCCGGCATGCAGTGCGCAGTACGCAGCAGCCGAGGTGTCGTTGTCCTCTTCCAGATAGATGTTGCCAATCTTGGCGCCGTGCTCGATGCGGTCGTTGTACGCCCAGTCGCGTGCGATGGTCGTCTTGCCGATGCCCGAGCCTGCGCAGATGGTCGTCAGCTCGCCGTCACGGGAGCCCAGCCACATCTGACTGATGCGGGGCCAGGGCAGGGGAAGGCCTACGCGCTTCTTCTGCTTCAGACGCTCCCTGGTGAACTCACGGCCCTCACGGATACCATCGGGCCGATAGGGCGTTGCGTCCCAGTAGGACCTCACGAGCACCGCGGGGCCCATGGTCTTGTCCATGAGGACCGCGTTGGCGTCCTTCTTCGGCAGGGTCATGATCTTGACCTTGCCAACCGGGAGCAGCTCGCATGCGACCTTGAGGGCCTCCTGTCCGGGCTCGTCGTTGTCGAAGCACAGGATGATGCTGTCGAAGCGGCAGAGCTTCTCGTAGTCGGCCAGGATCGCCTTCTTGGCCGTAGAGGCGCCGTTGGGAAGCGAGCCGGTCGGCCACTTGTTATCGAAGGCCTGGGACACGGACATCCGGTCCAACTCGCCCTCGGTGATCACCACGGACTTGCCCTTGGCGGGCCAGGACCACGAGCCGATGATGCCAGCGTATTTGCTACCGCCCACCCACGCGAACTGCTTGTCTTTGTCTCGGGTCTTCTGGTCGATCAGCCGACCGTTCTCGTCCTTGATCAGCTGGATGTGGACACGCTTGCCGCTATCCGTCTCGCCGATCTGGTAGTCGCACTTCTTGCAGGTCTCTTCGGTGATCCCGCGCGCCGGGAGGTCGGCGTAGTGTCCCTGGATCGGGACGAATGTCTTCTTCGGCTTCTCAGCGAAGTCGTCGTCGGGTGTTTGCACCTTGCCTGCTTTGCGAGTGTTCTGTTCGTTGTTGCACCGGTAGCACCAGTCACCACCGTCGTCGTAGGTGACCAGCGCGTCTGAAGAGACCCCGCACGGGCAGGGTCCCTTCGAAACGACGTTCCCCATCAGTCGAGGACGTAACGGACGTAGCGCACGCCACCATCGTCGACCGGGCGCTCGGTATGCACGATGTAGCCGGCCTCACGGAGGCGATAGATGCAGTCGGGCAGGTTCACGATGCCGTAGACCTTATCGGCCTTCAGGCGCGTGATGTCGCCGTGCTTCTCCAGATGCGCGAGGACCTTGCGGGCCTGCTCGGGCAGCTGCAGATCCATGGCGAGCGTGGGGACGCCGAGGGTCATGATGGTGTCGTTCTTCATGTCGTTACTTCCTCTTCTTGGGTCGCTTCAGGTAAGCTTTGATCTCGTCAGCCCACTCGTCCGGCATGACCTTGTCGGCCCACTTGAAACCGTGGTCCGTGGCCCATTTGCCGTAGGTGGTCTTGGATTTGGGATAGATCGGGGTCGACGCTTTGGAGAAGATGAAGCGGATATCAAGCTCTGGGTGTTGTTCCTTCAGCAAGATAAACTTCTGCCGCTCCTTGACCGCCGCGTCCTTGCTGCCGACCATCCGCTTGCCGCGGAAGCCCTCGTAGTTGCCGCCGAAGCGGCCCTTAGGCTCGATGATGATGGGACAGCCTTCGAACGAGAAGTCAGGGAGATATTTGGCCTCACGCGCGGGCACGGTGTAGAAGATGTTCTGGCTTTCGTAGCCAAACTCCACACCGGCCGCGGCGAGCTTCTCCGCGACGTCCTTTTCGAGCTTTGAGCGGTACTCAGGCTCGATGGACAACGCGGGCTTCGACATCAGAACGGGATGTCGTCGTCGAGATCCGTGGAGGTCTTCGGTGCTTCGGTGTTACCCTCGTCACCATCCTCGTCGTCGTAGGAGAAGCCTTCCTCCTCTTGGACGTTGAAGCCCTTCTTCTTCAGCTCGATGATCTGCACGAAGTTCATGTACAGATTGATGCCGCCACCGAAGCCATCGTAGTAGTTCATGGTGACGTCGACCTTGGCCACAGTGCCGCCGCCGACCTGCACCTTGGCACGCGGGACCTCACG